ATTTTTAACCCCCTATTACCATTAATGATATATATGCATTATCTACTAAAGCACTTCCAAAGTTTGCATTATGTACTCTAAATCCTGATACTTGGATATCTTCTAGTGTAGTTACACAATATTGTGTTGCTGAGTTTCTTGCACTACTCATAGCAAAAGAATAAGTTGTATTAGCTAAGTTACTTGAGTAGTTTATAAAATAGTTACCAGTTCCACTGTCTGTTATAGAAGAAACATTAAAATCATCTTTAATAGCTACTGTTCCTGTTCCGTTAAAATGAACCCACGCATTAGCGGTATTATCAGAGTAAACATAACCACCGAAGTATCCGTCTTTGAATTTTCTATTACTAGCACCCAAATCCATAGAGTTATTTGAGATTGCTCCTGTATTTGTAGAAGGAACCACATTCCCACTACCAATTAAAATTCCATAAGAAGAACCTGCAAAATATGGTAATGAACTAAAACTACCAATATTACCTATTTTTGTTGCATCTCTATAAAGATTAACAATTTCTCCATCAGTAGATTTTCTATTTACTAATAAAGGATAACTGGTAGAAGTAAAATGAGAATATCCAGTCGGATTTATATTAACACCATTTGAGTTGTAATCTCTTGATGTCTGTCCTACTAATACATTTTGTGAACTATCTATAGTAACAGCAGTAGATGTAGCATTGTCATCAATACCAGTAGAAGTAAAGTTAGTTAATGTTCCTGTTCCTGTAATGTTTGAGAAAGAACCACTAGATAACATAGCATTGGTTACAGAACCAGTGGCTGGTGTGACAGTCTGTGTTGACTTACCTTGGAATACACAATACATTGTATCCGATGCAGAGGTTGCCGCACTGAGTGTTAATGATGTACCACTAGCAGTATAGGCATAACTACTGCCCGGTTCCTGTCTTACGTTATTAATGAACAGTTCAATTTCATTCTCATTAGCTACGGGGAAATCAAGTGTATAGCTAGTTGTGGCACTAGTTGTAAAGTGCTGAACTGAATATGAACTGTATTTGTCTGCTGGTGTATTTCCTAAATAAGGCAAAGTATTCTCCTAATAATTATGTTGAAATTGAATCGACTGCTGAAATCCAACAATCTAAGCTGGATGCAGTATCAGATTGTACATATAATCTGTCGCCTGATTCTACGATAACCTTAGCACCACCATCTAAAAGTTGTAAAGTAGACCCTGCTGGAATAGGGGCATCTTTAACTAAGTAGATGTCGTTAGCACCATCATTGATATAGCAACTAGCTAATATACTAGAACCAGTAATATTAGAAAGTGATATCCCAACAAGTGTATCGTAGGAGTCAAAAGCTGCAGCACTAGGTATCGGACTAGCCGAAGTACCTACGTTATTTGCTGTGTATCTTCTGAAATTTTGAGCCATTTATAGTTCCCCCTATACTTAATATTATAATGTTGTCTGTTGATTTGTCAAGTCTTTTATTAATTATAATGCAATTGCCATAGCTACTGCAAAACCTTCTGATGCTCCACTAGCAAGACCTGTCAATTGACTTCCATCTACGGCAGGTAATCTTGAAGAACCATCTAGTTGAACAATATTATTAGGACCTGTGCCTACATCTAAAACTGCTGCAGTTCCTAGGCCTAATGTAGTTCTTTGTGCTGAGGCATCAACATCATCTATTAATGCTCTACCTGCACTACTTAAATCAAATAAAGATGCAGTACCTGAACCTGTAAAATAGATACCTTTATCGGCTGCAGAAACTAATCCAGCAATAGCTGTTAGTTCAACGTCACTAGCTTGTTTACCATCAATTTGTGTTTGAATAGCTGAGGTTACACCATTTAAATATCCAAACTCTGTATTGTCTACTGTACCACCTGCAATCTTTGTAGCATCAATAGCAGCACTTGCATTGATATCTGCGTTAACAATAACACCTGAACTAATTGTAGCAATACCTGTATCAGCAATAGTGATATCACCTGATACTACATTGTCTATCCATTTAGAAGTTAATGTATCATAAAACAATAATGAAGCATCTGCAGGTGTAGTAATATTTACATCTGTAAGTTCTGATAATTCGTTAGCCGTTGCAACGGAAGAATCTACATAAGCCTTAATAGATTCTGATGAAGCAAGAGTTGTAGCTGAAGCTGTTGCAAATGTATCATCATCTAAGAAAGCTGTACCTGAAACAGAAGTATTTAAAACTGGACTGGTTAAAGTTTTGTTTGTTAATGTATCTGTAGTAGCACGACCAACAAGAGTATCAGTAGATGTTGGTAATGTTAATGTACCTGTATTTGTAATACTAGAAATAACGGGTGATGTTAAAGTTTTATTTGTTAAGGTTTGAGTTCCAGTTAATGTAGCAACAGTAGAGTCAATGTTAACTGTTAAAGTATTTAATGAACCTGATGTGTCGATACCTGTTCCACCAGCAATAGTTAATGTCTCACTGTCTAAGTCAATAGATAATGCTCCACCTGAATCACCTTGGAAATCTAAATCTTGTGCTGTTACTTGGCTATCAACATAAGTTTTAATTGCTTTTGCTGAAGCTAAAGTTGTATCTGTTGCAGCTACTGCAGTTAAATCAGTATCAAGAACACCTGCTTTAAAATTATCTACTTCAATATTAGATAAAGTATTTGTATCAGCATCAATAGATTTATTTGTAAGTGTATCAATTGTTGCTCTACCAAGTAAAGTATCTGTAGAACTAGGAAGTGTTAGTGAACCACCATTAAGTATAGTAGCAATAGTTGGTGTGGTAAGAGTTTTATTAGTTAAGGTTTGTGTACCTGTTAATGTAGCTACTGTAGAATCAATAGCAAAAGTTACAGTATTACCTAAGCCTACAGTGTCAATACCTGTTCCACCTGTTAAAGTTAATACTTCGGAATCTAAATCAATATTTAATGCACCCCCAGTATCTGCTTGGAAGTCTAAGTCTTGAGCAGTAACTTGTGAATCTACATACGCTTTGATAGCTTTAGCAGAAGCAAGAGTATCGTCACTAGCAGAAACAGAAGTTAAATCTATATCAATATCTGTAATGCCTGTAGCAGTACCTATAACAAGAGAGTCTACATTAGCTGTACCATCAATATATAAATTTTTAAATTCTAAAGAAGCTGTACCTAAGTCGATATCATTATCGGTGACGGGAACAATTGCACCATCCTGAAATCTAAACTGTTCTACAGGTGAACCACCTACTTCTACAAATACACCAAATCTATTATTAGCAGTATCAGATACTAATTTATTATTAGCATCTAAGTCTGCGATAAGTGGTATATAACCACCCTCACCAGTTGTGCCATCATGGCTATGCCCAGTTAAGGCAGCAAATGCAGCTTCTACTTGATTGAACTCATTATTAAAGTGACTAGCTTCAATAACGGAACCATCAGTAATATTAGCTGATTCTTGTCTAACGTATGTTGTTCCCATTTATCTTCTACCTCCTGGTATAAATTCTAATTCGTATCCCTTAAAGGATATTGGTAAATTGTTTGAAGTTTCTTCTACTCGTAATGCTACAGTAAATCCACTTCCTTCTACTGATTGTCTTATTAAGTTTGCACCTGATGAACCATACACAGCAGTTCCATAAGTTGATGCTGTTAATCCATAAACGGCAATACCTGCACCCGTTGATAATGTATATGCATCAGGTTGTGGTATTTGTGGACTATCAAAATCATAACGAACTTTAAAGTTTGCACTTACGTTACCTTCGTTTTCATAGTTCCAAATAACTCGTTGCATATTCTTTCTGATACCCGGGTCACCCATTGTCATATCAGGAGTTCTATAGTATGAGTTAATATTAACAGAACCACTTGCTCTTGTAAATACACTTCCTGATTCTTGTAAGTAAACATATCCATCATATCCACCTGATATAATAGTTTCATTACCACTAATAAAATCAGAATCAGTTGATGATGCTTTTAATCCTGTTATCTCTGAGTATTCAAATCCTGGATTTCCAGTTTGAATATTTGTTTTAATAACGCACATCAAACCTTTTGCAGCATTCTCTGATTGGTCAGCAGATACTGGATAGAATAATCTGTATTGTGATTTATTTCTAATTACTAAAGAATTAATGTTATGGTTACTTATATTTTCAATAATATTCTGTACTTGTTTAGAAATAGTTCCAAGTTCTACGTCACCAATTTTATCTGTACCTGCAATAGTTCTTAATCCATCAGGCCCTAAGAAGATAACATCACCACCAAATTCTTGAATACTTCTACCATCAACACATCCAATTCTTCTAGTTACAGGTTGTAGTGCAAAATCTGCAGAAGAACTTCCTACTAATTTAAATATCTCATCATTACAAAATATAAATAAACTATCACGGAAAACTTTAAGGCCTGTAACAGGTGAGTCTACTTTAATTTCACCACCACCATTAGCAGTACTAAAACTATTTTCACCATAAGGTATCATAAACTTTACAGAATGTGTATTTGAAGATGCGCCTGAAAAGAATATATGATTCTTAAATATTTCTACAAATCTAAAATTGGCAGAACCTGTAGCATTAACATTAGTAACAGTGTAACTACTATTAACTATTCTTGGTGTAGATGTACCTGAACAAATAACAATTTTATCTGTACCATCAAAGTTAAATTTTCTAAACTCATAATTATTTATAGGAGTTCCTAATCCAGTTACTACACTTGTCCATGCACCTGAACCACTGCCTGCTCTATAAATACTTCCACCTCTTCCAGCTAATACTACATTATTATAAATAGTAGATAGTACTACTCTTTCTGTAGGAGATGCTACTTGAGGAACAATGTTTGTATTAAACTTTGTTGTTCCTTTAATCTTTTTATATCCACCTGTAATATCAGGTTCAAAGTTTTTTAATTCTAAAGCCTCTCCAGGAGACATAGAGAAAACATCTTTGTTGAGGACTAAACCCCCACCTATACTAACAACTGAAGGTTGAGTTTGTGCCATATTATGTTGCGGATAATGTTGATGTGCCTGTTGATGTTATTGTTAAATTAACTCTAGTATCTTTCATATAGTCAGCTTTATTTAACACTTCTACTCTAATTCTTTTAATAGCTTCTTCATATTCTGCATTTGCGATATTTGCCATTGGTACATCATTTCTTAATTTATATAGATAGTACTTTGCTCTATTAACTATTGTATCTGAAAATCTATCAGGCAAATCTAATACATCTGTTGCATTAGATAAGTCTGCATGAGTTTTATAATAATCATACTTAACACTGTAGGCATCTGTATTTGGAACAGGCGATAATCCATATCTTAATGTATCAGGTGTAAAATAAACATATAAAGGTTTACCATATTGTGAATCATTAACAACAGTATCCGTTGCTAATTGATTTTGTAAAAAAGAATCATAAGATAGGAATACTAATTTTTGTGGTGATTCTGATATAGATACCCTTGTGAAATCTACATCTAGATTTGTAGCATCTGCATTAGCTAATCCAACATATATTGTATTGGATGTGGGAGTAAACTCTGCACTATAAATATTACCATTACCATAATCAACAACAGATAGTGTTGTGGAAATTATATTACTAGCACCTGAACTTGTTCCTACTTTAATAGACAAAGAACTTCCTGATTCACCTGTATCTAATACTCTAACAGATATCTTATGTACTTTGTTTTTAACAACGCTAATAGATTGTGTTACCTCAGATGCATTTAATCTTAATCTACCATTACCATCTGCAATATAAGAAGGGCTTCCTGATACTGTAGTCCAATAAGATATATCTGATGTAAATTCAGAATTGGTTACCCTTTGAGTGGGTGTTAATCTAAAAGAATTAGTATTTACTTTTCTAGAATTAGAAGGTAATGAATACTCTTGTTGTCCTGCATTAGTAGCATCTACTCCAGCATTATATAACCATGACCATTCTATTTCTGCATTATATAAATCATTAACAGCTTTATTGATAAAACCTTTTACAGCAGTTTGAACTCCTCGGCTATTAACAAAAGATGCCGAAGTAAGTTCTACTTCATTAAGTTCACGAAGAACTAAGTTAGTTAGTGTTAAATAGGTTTTTGTTCCAGCCATAAATTTTTATGCTCCTGTTATTGCTTTTTTTACTTTGATATAATCTTCTTCTGATAGACATGAATAATCATACTTATCAATATTATTATTTTTATTAAACTGTTTTTCTACTGTAGAATTTAGGTAATCTTCTTTAGATTTTAAAAAGACATTACATGTTTCCATATCAGGGAAACTAAAACTAGTCCAAGAATATACATTTGGTTTATCACTAGTTTTTAAAAGAATAATTAGTACTAATACAAATTTCATATTACCTCCTACAGGGTATTTTTGTACGGGGGGAAATTAATCCCCCCTATACTAATTAGTCTATTTGAATATGTTCTGCGACTAGAGCAGTATTTCTTAATACTTTTCTACCGAAAACATGTAGACCTCTAACAACATCAGCAAATGTAGAAGTATCTCTTACAACTTCAATCTTTGCGATATGGTTAGCAGTAGCTGTAGATGACATGTGACCTGACAATACTTTGTAGAAATTTGCAGTTGCACTTGCTGCAAAGTTATTTGTCATGTATAAGTCCATGTTCATTACTTTACCTGAGTATACCTTACCATTTCTTAATGGCTTAGCAGCACCAGTTGTATCATCCATAAGTTTAGATGATGTTTGACCTAATTGCTCAAAGAACTCAGGTGAACCTAAGAACCATCTGTTCTCTTCAGGAACATCTTGTAAGTTCAAAAGTTTAGAGTGTTTTGAGATTAGATTTACTGGGTCAACCTCAGATGTATCGTAACCTACATCAACACCTCCAGCCACTGTATCTGTACCGATAATGTGGTCAGGTGCTGATGCGCTAGGTCCTGCGAACATAGCAGCTATTACGTTAGAGTCGTATGCATTTTTTAGTGCGTAAGCACCAGAAGATGTAGCAACACTTTCAAAGTTAATATGAGAATGTTTTTCTTCAATGTCATCAACTTTAAACGCAAAATAGTTTGCTTGGTCTACAAGAAGCTGTAGCTGGTCATCTGCTAAAGCAGACGGGGATACAGTTGTTCCTCTTGTATATGCAGTAACACTAACAACAGGTTCTTTTATTATATTAACAGTATCGCCATAGTTTTCAATTTCACCTGCGTAGTCAGTATTAGTAATAGCTTCGACTACAGAGGCTGTTCTGAAAAACTTTTGGACTTTTTGACTATAGATTACTGGGCTAAAATTACCATTTGGTAAGTTAGTGTAACCACCTGCACTTGGAAATGCCATAGTTTTTCTCCTTGTTGTTTGTTTTGTTTATTTAAAGTTGTTATGAGTCATTTAACTTTATACGATGCGACCTTCTTTTCTAGCATTATCGATATCCTTTTCAAATCTCTCATATTCACTAGGTTTCATTCTACTGATTTCTTGCCATGTCCAAGTCTTTTTCTCAGAAGGATTCTCATTTGCTTTTGTTTTAGAAACGGCTTTCGCTGCTTCCTTCTTAGCGTCATAAGAAACTTTCTTTGAAGAAAGTCCTCGGTCATACTTATATAAATCAATAGCCCTAGCAGCAGCATTATGATTGTCAGTATTATCATATAACCATGATTGTACTGTCTTATCCTGAACTGATGCCCATTCATGGAAATCAGGGTTATCCCTAATCTCCTGATAGTCTGGGTGTTTCTTAGCAAGTTCTACTTCAGCTTTCTCACGGGCTATACGAGTTTGTTGTTTTTTTAAATCCAACATTTGGTCTTCCAATTCTCGTTTAGTTTGTAAGTTTACGTCAGAAGAAATTTGCATAACAGAATCATACAAATCAGGATAGTCTCTTCGCCATTCTTCCAATTCCTCTTTGGTCTTGAACATAGGTTTAGAAACTAATGCTTCTTTTTCTTTTTTGAGTTTGACAAGTTCGTCTTTATGCTTGTGAACTGTCTCATCGTAATGCCTCTTTAAGTCGTCATAACGCTTCTTAAATACGGCATCCTCTACTCCTACAGGGTGTTCTTCTTTAGGATTTCCCTCGTCAGTTCCTTCCTTAGATTCAACAGTAGCTGTACTTTCGTCTTCCTTATCCATTAAGTTCCGACTAGGGTGCTTATATGGACTTGGAGTTGCGACTTCTTCTGTTGCGTTAGAATTTTGTTCTTTTACAACAGCGTTGTCTTTTTGTTCTTCCATTTATTACTCCTTCGGGGTGCTGTTGGAATCAGGTCGCCCCTATATATGCAGGGCCGTTACGCTGTAACGGGTGGCTGCGTCATCATTCCTTCACCAGTCATTGGTGTAGGACTTTCACTTTGTGGTGAAACTTGTTGCTGTGGTTGTTCTTGTGCCACTTGTGGTTCAGGGATTACTTCTTCCATTAGTGTTCCGAATCCTTGACCAAAAACTTTTGACATAAAATTTCTAAATTGTGGAACATTTAATTGTGTAATTAATTGCATCTCTTCTTCATTTAGATTTTGTAAATTATTAGAAACTTCTCTAGCAGATAATTCTAATTCCATAGGCTCTTGACTAGGCGATG